AACAACTGCAGGTGTTGTTATGTCAGGTGGTTTAGCAGTCACTAAATCAATGTATGTTGGTATTAATATTACTGGTGCAGGTGCAGCAACCTCTACTCTCGATGGATTTAACATCGATGGTGGCACTTACTAATTGAGCTAAATACATGGTGGGTGAAATTCCCACCCCAGTATATACTGGTTGTTTTAAATTCTACATAGAATAGGTTATTATGGCTAACACAGTCGTTCTCAAACGAAGTGCCGTAACAGGCAGAAATCCAACCACAGGCGATCTTGCGCTTGGAGAGTTAGCACTCAACACATACGATGGTAATCTATTCTTCAAAAAAGACAGTGGAACTGCTTCCATTGTTACTGTTGCTACTCTAGCTGGCACACAAACCCTCTCAAATAAAACCCTAGCATCTCCTGTAATTACTGGCACACTAACAGCTGGTGGTGGTGTTGGTACTAATGGACAAGTTTTGGCATCTACTGGATCTGGTCTTCAGTGGGTTACTAAGGATGTTTCTACACTAGATAGTTTAACAGATGTTACTATTAGTTCACCAACGACTGGACAAGTTCTTAAATTTTCTGGCTCTGCTTGGATTAATGCTGCATCTGATGCAGTTATCGCTTCTGCAGTTTTTGCTACAAACGCACAATCAGATCTAGGTTCAGTTGCAGATGCTATTATTGCTGCATCAGAAGATCTTGGTTCTATTACTGATGTTGCTGCTCTTATTTACGATATGGGTCAATTAAGACTTGATGGTATCGTTTCGTTATCAAATATTGATCAATCGGTTAAAGCTGACTATATCGGCTACTCGATTATTTTTGGATTCTAAAGGAATAAAATGGCTCGCCAATTAGTTGAAAAATATATTTTCTCTCCGAATGTTGCTACTGCAGGTTATGTAAAATTTCCTGGAAAGGTTGATGCAACTCAACTATTGATTATTGCAAATAAAACAACGCAGAATAATATTTACGCTATTGGTGATCCAACTCGTGGTGGTACTGTTGTTTATTCTGCATCTGAAGACGCAGGATTTTACACTGAACAAGTGGGTGTCACTACTGTAACATTTACATATGACACTTCGTCAATGTCATCTACTGATAAAATTGCTATCTATACTGATGCTCCAAAACAGATAGGTAATATTGTTCGCCCATACTTTATGGGTGTTGACGCTATTGAAAGAATGCGTGTTGCTAATCCACAATCTTTAATTGATGCTGACTTTGAATATGGATTACAGCCTACTAAGTGGCAGAACTATGCCGAGATTAGAAACATTCCAGGAATTTATGAGAAGCCAGGATTGGACTTATTCCTTTCTGATGTTACTACCAATGGCGCATCACCATCAACAATTACTGTTACTACTTCTGCACCACACGGATTATCCGTGGCAGATCCAGTTATTATGTTTGGTTTAACTGGAACTTCAGCATATGCTCGAGCAGAAGGTGCTTTTGTTATTGCTTCTGTTCCTACCAGTACTACATTTACATATTTTGCTAAAGGTATTGTAGGAACAAATGGACTATCAATTTATGGTAGTTCAACATATGGTCGTCGTGGTGGTTTTTATACTGGCTCTAATTTGCCAATATCATCTATGACATCTAATGGAGCGAATCCATCAGTAATCACTGTCACTTGTTCTGCCAATCATGGTTTAGTTCCAGGTGCTCCATTAGTTGGTATTGTATCTTCAAGTGGTACAAACCACTCATTACTAACAGGCAACTTTTTTGCAGAATCCGTTCCATCTACAACTACATTTACATTTACTGCTCGTGTTGGTGGTGTAGTTCAAAATAGTTCAATTACCAGTACGATGTATACTCGTTCTGACGCATTTGTTTTACATCGTCCATTTGATGGTGGTGTTCAGTTAGGTAATTTCTTACCTTCACATGGAGCATCTATTTCTCGTCAAACTAAAAAATACATGCGTTACCAATCTGGTAAAGGTGTTCTTTGGACTTCAGGTGTTTTGTTTAACCCTGTTATGAATCTAGATCAAATTTCTGCTGCAGCAACTACTGCTGGTTCTCTTATTACAGTAACCACTGAGTTAGACCATGGTCTTCAAGTTGGTGCCACTGTTGAAATTGCTGGTGTTGTTACATCTGGATATAATGGAACATATGGTATTAATACCATCACAAGCGAAAATACATTTACTATAGTTGCAGCTGGTGCTCTTGGGTCAGCCTCTGCTGTTGTTACAAATTTACCTCGTGTTACACTTAAAAATTGGCATGGAGCATCTGTTCGTATGGGTGCGTTTGATGATCAAAACGGATTGTTCTGGGAATTTGATGGAAAAGAATTATCAGTTGTTAAACGATCTGCCACATATCAAATATCTGGTTTTTGTACTGTAACTCCAGGATCTCAGGCAGTTGTTGCTACTTCTGGTCGTTTCACTCAACAATTAAAAGTAGGCGATCGTATCGTTATTCGTGGTATGACTTACATGGTAGGTTCTATCGCAGACGACAATAACATGACAATTAATCCAGCGTATCGTGGTGTGAATACTTCAACTGGTATTAAATTGGCCACTGTCATTGATTATCGTGTTCCACAATCCCAGTTTAATATTGATACATTGGATGGAACTGGTATTTCAGGTTATAATATTAACTTAAATAAAATGCAAATGATGGGAATTTCTTTCTCATGGTATGGTGCTGGTTTTATTGACTTTATGTGTCGTGGTTCAGATGGTAATATGATTCTTGCTCATCGCATGAAACAAAATAATATTAATGATGAAGCGTACATGCGTTCAGGTAATACGGCAGTTCGTTATCAGACTATTAATGAATCTGTAATTGGAGAGTTGGCTTCTTCAATTAATAGTTCTGTCACAACAATTCCAGTAACAGATGTTTCTAGATTTCCAGTCAATGGTGGTACTGTTTTAATCGAAAATGAATGTATAACATTTACTGGTGTTAACACTGGAACTAACAGTTTAACTAACTGTACTCGTGGTGCATCTTTTATACAATTTGTTGGTGGTGTTAATAGAACATTTACTGGTGGTAGTGCAGCAAGTCATGCAGCTGGTAATGGACATACTTCTGTTATTCTTATTAGTTGTACTGCTGCACCAACTCTAAACCACTGGGGTTCATCTTATATTATGGATGGTGGTTTCGATACAGATCGTGGTTACTATTTCTCGTATCCATCATTGAGTAACTCATTAACTTCTGCTCAATCTAAATCTGTTTTCTTTATTAGATTGGCACCATCAGTATCAAATTCAATTTCTGGAACTCTTGGAGACAGAGATTTATTAAATCGTTCTCAGTTATTACTACAGAAATTACAAGTTCAATCTGACCAAGCGGTGCAGGTTTATGGCATTTTAAATCCAGGAAATATTAATTCCGCCACAGATTTAACATGGCAGTCTGTTAATACAACAGCATTAGGATCTCAACCTTCTTTTGCTCAAGTATCGACAACTGTCACAACCACTGCAAGTCCAGGCGAACAGATTTTTTCAACGCTGGGTCAGCAAAATGGTTTTGCTGAAATTGACTTATCTAGTTTGAAAGAATTATCAAACTCAGCTATTGGTGGTTATGGTAACTTTCCAGATGGTCCCGATGTGTTGGCAATTGTAGTTAAAAATCTATCATCATCTGCCGCAACTGTTAGTGTGAACTTATTCTGGTCAGAAGCACAAGCATAAATATACAAAAATAGAGGAATTTTTAAATGGCAACCCAAGTACAGTTTAGACGAGGAACTACCTCACAAAATAATGCGTTTACTGGCGCACAGGGTGAACTCACAATTGATACCGATGTATACACTATTCGAATACATGATGGTACAACTGCAGGTGGTAAACAAGTTCCAACTCTTACAGCTACTCAAACATTTACCAATAAAACTATGTCTACCAGTTCCGTGTGGAACGGTAATGCTATTGGTTTAGGTTATGGTGGAACTGGTGCTACTCTTAGTGGTGTAGCTGGTGCTATTGTTTACTCTACTGGTTCAGCAATGGCTCTGTCATTGGCTGGTACTTCTGGTCAAGTTTTAACTTCTGGTGGTACAAGTGGTCCAACTTGGGTTAGTGCTTCTGCTCTTTCTACTGGTACTGCAACAACTGCTACCACTGCTACTAACATTGCAGGTGGTTCTGCTGGTTATCTAGTTTATCAACAAGATACTAATACTACTGGCTTTATTGCTCCAGGAACTTCAGGATACATTCTTCGTTCTACTGGTGCTTCTACTGCTCCATCTTGGGTCACTTCTGCATTAACAATCGGTTCTACTGCAGCTCAAGTTGGTGATACCACAACTTCGTTTGCTGGTGTGACTTCTATTACAATGGGCAACGGAAGTTACGGTAATGCAACAGTTGGTAGTATTACTGGTACTGGTCCATGGACAGCAACACTTACTGGTATAACATCTACCACTGGTATTAATGTTGGACAATATATTACTGCCACTGCTGGTACTGGAACACTATTTGGTGGAACTCCTACTAGCGTTGTCGTAGCAAGCATCGTTTCTGGAACAAGTATTACATATACAGTTACTGGTGGTACAATACCAACTAATGGAACTGTTACTTCTCTTACTACTCTTGGATATTTACAAGTTCCATCTGGAACTACTGCTCAACGACCATATTCTCCAGCGAATGGTATGATTCGCTATAACTCTACTCAATCTACATTTGAGGGATATTCTTCTAGCGCATGGTCATCTCTTGGCGGTGTTAAATCTGTTGATGCATTAACCTACATTATTGCAGAAACCTCTGCTGGCGCATCAAATGGTGACTTAGATTTCTACGCTGAAGATGCAGCTGGAACTGCAGCAACTCAAGTTGGTCAGTGGAATAGAACAAACCTTAAAGATTATACTGGTACTTTAGTTGGCACACAAACTACTCAAAATGTATTCAACGCAACTGCAACTACTGTTAATGCATTTGGTGCAGCAACTACACTGGCTATTGGTAATGCTACTAGCGCAACTCTGACTCTTCGTCCAGGAACTGTTGTTGGTTCTAATACTACACAAAACTTATATAACACAGTTGCCACTACTGGCAACTTATTTGGTGCTGGTACAACTATTGGAGTTGGTGCTACAACTGGTACATTAACCCTAAACAATCCTACTGTTGTTGGTAGCCAAACTACAGTAAACTTATGGAATACTACTTCTACTACTGTTAATGCTTTCGGTGCTTCTACTGCTACAACATTAGGTGCATCGACAGGAACATTCACTGTTAATAGCGTAACTCTTGCGCATCCTAATGCAACTTCGTTCACTATGAACGGAGCATCCCCTTCACTAACAACAACTTCTACTGGTACTGTTTCTGTATTTAATACTAACGCATTAACTGGTGCTTTGTTTGGTGCAGCAACTGCTGTTTCTATTGGTGCTTCTACTGGTACATTGACTTTAGCCAATCCAACTATTACAGCAACTAATGCTACATCGTTGGCTCTTAATGGTGCTTCGCCAGCAATTACAACTACTAGCACTACTGCTTCTGTGTTTAACTCTACAGTTACTACGCTAAACATAGGTGGAGCAGCAACTACAGTTTCTATTGGTGCAGCTACAGGTACTGCTACTATTAATAATGCCAATGTGGTTATTACTGGTAACTTAACTGTAAACGGAACAACTACTACTGTAAATTCAACCACTGTTGAAATTCAAAATGCTTTTGTGTTTGAAGGTGCTACCGCTGATGCATTTGAAACAACATTATCTACAGTAGATCCTACTGCAGACAGAACAATACTTTTACCTAATGCAAGCGATACTTTAGTTGGTAAAGCAACTACTGATACTCTAACAAACAAATCTATTAGTTTAACAAACAATACAGTTACATTTACTTCACTAGAATTAAAAACTGCGTGTTCTGATGAAACTGGTTCTGGTGCTTTAGTGTTTGCAACTAGCCCAACTTTAGTTACCCCAACATTGGGTGTTGCTTCTGCTACTAGTATTAATAAGGTTGCGTTTACTGCGCCAGCAACTGGTTCTACACTAACAATCGCTGATGGTAAAACATTAACCGCAAGTAATTCGCTGACATTTACTGGTACTGATGCTACATCGTTTGCATTCCCAGGAACTAGCGATACTGTTGTTACATTAACTGCCACTCAGACTTTAACGAATAAGACTTTAACTAGTCCAACTCTAACGACTCCTGTGCTTGGAACACCAAGTTCTGGTACGCTAACAAGTTGTACTGGTCTACCAATTTCAACAGGTGTTTCTGGTCTTGGTACTGGTGTTGCTACTTTCTTGGGAACTCCTTCCTCTGCCAATTTACTATCTGCTATTACAGATGAAACTGGCACTGGTGTTCTGGTATTTGGAACTGCACCAACTATTTCTTTACCAGTAATTAATAACATTAAAACTGGTTATACTACAACTGCCACTGCAGCTGGTTCAACTACATTAACTGTAAACAGTAATTATTCTAATGTATTTACTGGCACAACTACCCAAACTATTGTTCTTCCAGTAACAAGCACCCTAACTGCTGGTATGGCTTATGAGATTGAAAATAATTCAACTGGTAACCTCACAGTAAACTCTTCTGGTGGTAACCTAGTAGCAACAGTTCTTCCAGGAACTACTGCACATATAATGTGTATTGGAACTACACTAACAACTGCAGCAGATTGGGATGCTGACATTACAGCATGGACTACAACCGCTTCTGTTCAGTTTGGTTCATTAGGTATTGGAACTGCTGCATCTGGAACTGCTGGTGAGATTCGTGCAACTAATGCAATTACTTCTTACTACTCTGATGATCGTTTAAAAACTAAGACTGGTAATATTCAGAATGCTCTCGAGAAAGTTCTGTCTCTTGATGGTTTCCATTACCATGCAAACGAAACTGCAGTTGCTCTAGGATACGATGCTTCTAAAGAAGAAGTTGGTTTATCTGCTCAACAAGTTCAGAAAGTGTTACCAGAAGTTATTGCGCCTGCTCCAATTGATCCACAGTACATGACAATGCATTACGAGCGTTTGGTACCATTGTTAGTTGAAGCAATTAAAGAACAACAAAAACAAATTGAAGAACTTAAAGCAAAGTTAGGTAACTAAAATGGCTGTCTCAACAAGATCTGGATTAAAAGAATATGCATTAAGATCACTGGGTGCTCCAGTGCTCGAGATTAATGTGGAT